CTTGTAATGCAAAAGGAAAAGATTTAACAGTAGATGGTGGTTTAGGCCCAATGACTTTAGGTGCTATCAACGATACAAGTCCATCTTTGGAAAGAGTTCGTTGCTATAGACTTAAACATTACTATGACTTGGTAAACAGAAAACCAGAACAAGAAAGGTTCTTGTTTGGTTGGTATCGTAGAACTATGGAAGTGTAAATGAACAAACTTACTAAATTTTTAACAGAACCATTTTTACAAGAAGATGTATTGGAAGAAGGAATAAATGATCCTGGTATTTTAAAGGCAGTATTTCTAGCTGGTGGGCCAGGTAGTGGTAAGTCTTTTGTAGCAAGTGGTTTATATGGAATACCCAAGGAAAGAAGTGTTTCTGCCTATGGTTTAAAAATGGTAAATACGGATTCTGAATTAGAAAGAATGTTAAACAAATACGGATTCGGTACAGACTTAGATGATATGCCAGAAGAGCTTTTTAGACAACTTACCGACCCAAACTATGATGACTATAGTGGATTAAGAAAAAGAGCTCAAGAACTTACTACTGATCGTAAAAAAATGTACGCTAATGGTAGATTAGGAATGGTAATCGATGGAACGGGTTCTAGATTTCAAGAAATAAAAGCGGATAAGAAAGAATTGGAAGAAATTGGTTATGATTGTTTTATGGTATTTGTTTATACTGATTTAGAAGTTGCACAAAAAAGAAATATGGAAAGACCAAGAAAACTAAATCCTGAAATCGTAGAACAATCTTGGCAAGCTGTACAAAAGAACAAGATATACTTTCAAGGATTATTCGGTAACGAAAACTTTATGATGGTTGATAACTCAAATCATCTAAGTGAAAAACAAGCCCAAAAGAAATTTAATATGTTGGTTAAAAAGGGAATTGGTAAGTTTATTAATAAACCTGTTAAAAACTATCGTGGTAAGAATTGGATTAAGAAACAAAAGATAATGAAGGAATCTATAAATGTTCCTGTAGAAATTGGTGATACAATTCTTATGGGTAGATTTAAAAATAAAAAGGTGGTTGTTAAGTCTATTGATTATAATGAAAAAGGTGATTTGCTTATCAATGGTAGAACTGCTCTCAAATTTAGAATTATGAAAAAAGTTGATGAAGCACCAAGAGTACCTCGTAAGAAAGGACAACATCGTGGTTCTAAATCTCATTCAGATTTATATACAGATGAAAATCCAAAGGGTACAATCAAAGGATTGAAGTTTGCTACAGTAAAGGATGCTAAAACTTCTGTTAGTAAAATAAATGGAAGTGGTAAATCTCATGCTCATAAAATACAAGCAGCAGTTGCTATGGAACAGAGAGCTAAAGAGATGGGTAAGGCTTCACAAGCTGCTGTCTATAGAGCTTACATCAATAAGATGAAAAAGAAAACTAAAAAGAAGAATGAGGTTATAAAACCATCTACACATTATGGATATTATAAAGTTATAAAGGGTAAGAACATAATTCAATACAGAGGTTCAAAAAGCGATGTTCGTAGACAATTAAAAAAGGTTAGAAAACAAGATTCAAAAGGAAAATATCAACTGATTGCTGGTGGTGGTAAAGTAGGTAGTGTCTTTGAAGAGTTTGGAGCACCTGCTGGTATGTTACCATCACCAAGTCGTAAAGGTGTAAAGAAGATGAAGAAGAGAGGTAATACTTCAGTTCCTTATGGTAGTGGTTATGATAAAGTAGATGAAGCACAAGCCGTAAGTGGTGGTAAAGTAGGAAAGTTTATTACAGGTCATAACCTTAAAATGAAAGGTAAAAGATATAAAGAAATAGAATTTGAGACAATGGGTATTGATAATAGTTCAAAGATGGTTAAGTTAAAAATCATAGCACCTAAAAACTTATTTGGTATGGAGACACCTGTAAAGTTTTCAACATTGAGAAGAGGGCCTTTTACAAAAACCGATACTGGTAAAAAATTAAAAGAACAAAAAGAAATCAAAAAAACCATCGGTGTATTTGGTGGAAGATTCCAACCATTTCATTCAGGACATCTTGCCACATACAATTGGTTAAAGACACAAGTAGATGAGGCTTACATAACCACATCAAATATTAAACAACCACCAAGACATCCAATGAACTTTAAAGAAAAAGTTTCTCATATGATTAAGATGGGTATTCCTAAAAATCGTATCATTATGGAAAAATCTCCTTATATAGCAAAGAATCTATTAAAGAAATTTAATAAGGATACTACTGCAGTTATTTATGTAGTTGGTAAAAAAGATGCTGGTAGATTAGGTGGTAGTTATTTTAAAAGAAATGTTAATCCTGCTGATATGGAAGGTTATGACGAGCACGGATATCTGATGATTGCTCCACAATTTGGTTCGGTTAGTGGTACTCAAATGAGAAAACTTTTAGGTGACCCAAAACTTGATGATAGTGAAAGGGTAAAATCATTTAAAAAAGTATTTGGATATTATGATAAAAGTGTGTATACTATGATGACTAATAGTTTTAAAAAATTATTTGAAGAATTCACATTAACTGATAGTTTAATAAAAGAGTTTTTAATAGAAAGTAGTACTACAATATTATCTCCAACTGATGATGGCCCACCAACATTTTATAAAGGATTTGGTGATTACAAAAAAATGTCTAAGAAGTGGATTGATAATATGTATAAAGGTGCTGGTTGGAAAGTACTACAATTTATTTTAGGTAAACATGCTATTAGTCCTGATTATGATTATACATTGAACTATAATGTTGTTCCTGCAGTGGCATATGGTAAGAAACAATCAGGTGACTATGGAAGTAGATTTGGTGTTAGTAATCCAATACAATCATATAAAAATTATATAGATGGAACAGTATTAAAAAACTTAGGTTATGAAATAGTAAAATGGATGGGTATAACTTCAGATAATAAAAGTTATACTGGTGTAGAAGTTGAAACTGCAGTATTACCAGGTATCGGTGATGATAATGTCGGAAATACTAAAAAGAAAAAATTAAAAATAAAAGAAAAAATTAATTTAGATAATGAAGTTAAGTTGTTAATAGAAGGTGGTGCATACGGACATCTTAATCATCCATTTGATAATAAAAATCTTACATTTTCAGACTTTAAGACACTAATTATTAATACATTACAAGGTAATCTTGATAGTGAAGGAGCAGTCACAGAAAAAACAGATGGACAAAATATAATGGTTAGTTGGAAGAGTGGAAAACTTTTAGCAGCTCGTAATAAAGGACATATTAAAAACTATGGTGCTAACGCTTTAAGTATTGATGGTATTAAAAGTATGTTTGCCGGTAGAGGTGATATAGAAAACGCATTTGTATATGCCATGAGAGATTTACAAAATGCTGTAGGTAAATTGAGTAAAGCTCAAAAGGATAAAATATTTGATGAAGGTAAAAAGTTTATGTCTTTAGAAGTTATATACCCAAAGACAGCAAATGTAATACCTTATGGTAAATCACTATTACAATTCCACGGAACTATAGAGTATGATGAATCTGGTATTCCAATAGGAGAAGATAGAGGAAGTGCAAGAGTATTGGCTGGTATGATAAAACAGATAAATCAAGATGTACAAAAAGCTTTTAATATTGAAAAACCATTTGTTACTAATCTACCAAAGGTAAAGGATTTTAGTAAAAGACAAAGTTACTTTTTAGGTAAGTTGAATAAGTTACAAAGTGAATATGATTTAAAAGGAAATAATACTTTAGCAGATTATCATCAAGCTTATTGGATGGAGTATATTTATAATGGAGCTAAACAGAGTGATTATAAAAGTATTTCAAATAAAGTCTTAATGAACTTAACTAAAAGATGGGCTTTCTTTGATAAGTCATACAAGATACCACAGATTAAAAAAGATTTAAAGGAATATCCAAAGTTTTTAAGTTGGGTATTGACTACAGATAAAATGGATCATGCTAGATTACAAAAACAACACATCAGAGATTGGGAAGTTCTTTTCTTTGAGTTGGGTGCTGAGATACTTTCTAATCTTAGTGACTTTATAGCAGCTAATCCATCTAAAGCAGCCCAACAAATTCGTAAGGATTTAAAATCTGCTATCAGTAAGGTAAGAACATCTAAGGATACTAAAGTTTTAACCACTTTAAAGACTCAATTGGATAGACTAAATGCCATCGGTGGTTTAAAGTCTGTTGTACCAAGTGAGGGTATTACTTTTGTATTTAAAGGAAAACTTTATAAATACACAGGTGCTTTTGCACCAGCAAATCAAATATTAGGAATGTTAAAATTCGTATAGGAGTTACAATGGGATATAGTAAAGACATAGAAAGACAAAATAAAGCATTACAATCTATTTTAGATGGTGGTACACCAGAACAAAGAATAATGGTTGGGTACAGTGGTAAGAAAGTAGTAGAAGGTGATAACATAAGTAAGTTAACCAATGTAATGAAAAACGCTAGGATGCCTTGGTTTTGTCCAAAATGTGATAAAGTAATGAAAAAAAGATTAGATGATAAAATGTGGTTTATGTACGACCATTGTTTTGATTGTCAGATAAAAAAAGAACATAAGATGAGAATAGAAGGTACATATGATGATTGGATGAAAAATAAAATATTATCAAATAAATTAGCTTGGATAAAAGATCAAAAAATATTGATAAAAGAATTTAAAAACCAAAAAACACCTGAGTTTTTACAACAGATAAATCCAGATGGCCATTCAGTTGATAAAGAAAAATGGGATATAGATGAAAATTCTATTATAAAACAAGCGGATGAAGCATTAGAATTTTTACAAAAAATGGAAGATTCTTTAAAGTAGTATATTTATACATAGGGATATAGCAATGATTACAGATAAAGAAATATATGCAGTTAGTGGAAAAGATTTAAAAAACTTTGTTCATTTAGTTAGTGATTTAAAAACAATAGCACTAGAATATTCTGAAAAAAGTGACTTGGATATAAGAGAAACTGAATTATCTTTTGATAATTTTATTACTAACTTATTAAGTTCACAAATTTTTAAAAATGTTAATATCTTGGACTTACAAGATGAGTTTTCTTTTTATGAATTAATAAAAAGTACTGGTATGTTTACAAGAAGTTGGGGAAATAAAAAATTTTAAAAGGAGAAATTAAATGGCAACAATAACACATGGTGAAAATAAAAGGACTGATGTATCGAGTCGAAGTGCACCAATTTTTAGTGATGATGCGACATATAGTAGAGTACACACGGTAACCATAGCATCAGATGGGGGTATTACATATCTTACTGGTTCTTTATCTAATCCAAGTGGATTTATGGTCAAGACGGCTGGTCAAGGTGTACTAACAGCGACAGATGGTGGTGATATACCAGCTGGTGATGTGACTGCAGACGAAATCTATCCAATAGGTGTAAAGGAAATTAGTGGAAGTTGTAAAGTACACGTAGTATACTAATATGAATCGAAACCAAAACGGACAATTAAAAGATGTAATAAAACAAGAGTACATAAAAAGTGCTTCTGATCCTGTTTACTTCTTGAAAAAATATTGCTATATACAACATCCAATGAAAGGTAAGATACCATTTCATTTATATGACTTTCAAGAAAAAACAATAGAAGATTTTATGCAACATCGTTTTAATGTTATTCTTAAAGCAAGACAATTGGGTATATCTACCATTACTGCAGGATATGCATTGTGGATGATGACATTTCATCAAGATAAAAATATTCTTGTTATTGCTACAAAACAAGAAACGGCTAAAAATCTTGTAACAAAAGTTCGTGTTATGCACGCTAATCTTCCTAGTTGGTTAAAACAAAAATGTGTTGAAGATAACAAGTTGAGTTTGAGATATAAAAACGGTTCACAAATTAAAGCAGTATCAAGTGGAGAAGATAGTGGTCGTTCTGAAGCTCTATCTCTACTGATACTCGATGAGGCCGCATTTATAGACAAGATTGATACGATATGGGCAGCTGCTTCACAGACATTATCAACTGGTGGTCAATGTGTAGCCCTATCCACACCAAATGGTGTTGGTAATTGGTTTCACAAAACTTGGATGGACGCTGAAGATGGTTTAAATGATTTTAATTTTATCAAATTATATTGGGATGTACATCCTGATAGAAAACAAGATTGGAGAGATGATCAAGATAAATTATTGGGGCCTTCGTTAGCAGCACAAGAATGTGATTGTGATTTTATCACCTCTGGTCAATCTGTAGTTGATGGTATTATATTAGAAGAGTATAAAAATACACATGTAAAAGAACCAATTGAAAAAAGAGGTATAGATAGTAATATTTGGATATGGGAACCGCCAAATTATACAAAAGATTATATAGTGTGTGCTGATGTTAGTCGCGGAGACTCTACAGACTATTCGGCTTTTCATATTATAGAAGTAGAAAATTTAGAACAGGTAGCAGAGTATAAAGGTAGATTATCTACTAGAGATTATGGTAATTTATTAGTAAATATTTCAATAGAATATAACAATGCGTTGTTAGTAGTTGAGAATAATAACATAGGTTGGGCTGCTATACAACAAATAATTGATAGAAACTATGAAAATTTATTTTATATGAGTAAGGATTTACAAGTAGTAGATACTCAAAAACATATTAATAATAAAATTAATAGAACAGAAAAACAATTAGTACCAGGATTTACAGTAACACAAAAGACAAGACCTTTAATTGTCGCTAAATTAGAAGAATTTTTTAGAGAAAAATCTGTAATTGTACATTCAAACAGACTAATTGATGAACTTTTTGTATTTATATATAATGGCAATAGAGCAGAGGCTATGAGGGGATATAATGATGATCTTGTTATGGCATATGCTATAGGTTTATGGATACGAGAAACTGCTTTACGTTTAAGAGCTGAAGGTATTGAACTACAAAGAAAAGCAATGGGTAGTATAACTTCAAATCAAGGTGTCTATATACCAAAAGACAATCAAAATGGTGATTGGACTTGGGATATAGGTAAGAAAAAAGAATCACTAGAATGGTTAATAAAATAATAAGAGGGTAAAATGGCCGATACAAGTTTAAGATCAAGATTACAAAGATTATTTTCTACAAATGTAATTGTAAGAAACGTAGGTGGTAAGAAACTACGGGTTGCAGATACTAGTAGAACACAGGCAGTTCAAAAAAGTAATCTAATTGATAGATATCAGAAAATATTTACAGGTGCTGGACTAAGTGGATATTCTGATGCACTAATGACAAAGTCTATGAGACTAAATCTTTTTAAAGATTATGAATCAATGGATTCGGATGCAATTATATCATCTGCACTTGACATTTATGCAGATGAATCAACGATGAAATCAGAATATGGTGATGTACTAGAAATAAATACAGACAATGAAAACATAAAACAGATATTACATAATTTATTTTATGATATTTTAAATATTGAATTTAATCTCTGGCCATGGATTCGTAATATGTGTAAATATGGTGATTTTTTCTTAAAACTTGAAATTGATGATAAGTATGGTATTACTAATGTAGTTCCTTTATCAGTTTATGATGTTTCAAGGTTAGAAGGACTAGACCCTGAAAATCCAGAATATGTTAAATACCTAATCGAAGCTGCTACATCAGAACATAGATATAAATCAGAAAAATCTTCTACTAGAGATGAGTTGGAAAATTATGAAGTAGCTCATTTTCGTTTATTATCTGATTCTAACTACTTACCATATGGTAAATCACAGATAGAGGGTGGCCGTAAAATTTATAAACAATTAACTCTTATGGAAGATGCTATGTTAATTCATAGGATTATGAGAGCACCAGAAAAAAGAATATTTAAATTGGATATCGGAAATATTCCACCGGCAGAAGTTGATAATTACATGCAACAAGTAATTAATAAGATGAAGAAAGCACCTGTTGTAGATGAAGTAACTGGTGATTATAATTTAAAATATAATATGCAAAATATAACAGAAGATTTTTTCTTACCAGTTCGTGGTGGAGATTCTGGTACAAGTATAGAGTCATTACCTGGTTTAACTTATGAGGCAACAGAAGATATTGAATATCTAAAAAATAAATTGTTGGCTTCACTAAGAATACCAAAAGCATTTCTTGGCTATGAAGAGGGTATTGGTTCAAAGGCTACATTAGCTGCTGAAGATGTTCGGTTCGCAAGAACTATAGAGCGAATTCAAAGAATTGTTTTATCTGAGTTAACAAAAATTGGTATAGTACATCTATACTCACAAGGATATCAAGATTCAGACTTAGTTAATTTTGAATTGAACTTGACAAATCCATCTACAATATATGAACAGGAAAAGATTGAGTTGTGGAATAATAAAACTTCTCTTGCAGAATCAATGTTGAGAGAGGGTATTATGTCAACAAATTGGATTTATAAAAATGTATTTGGATTTACAGATGATCAGATTAAAGAAGAGGATGAAAATATTACATTTGATTATAAACAAAAATTTAGACGTTCTCAAATAGAAAACGAAGGTAATGATCCTGCTCAAAGTGGTGAGGCTACAGGTACACCATCTGATATGGCGGTGGGAAGAACTGGTCATGAGTTAGATAATAAGGGTGGTTCAGAAAAAGGTGGTCAACCAGGTGCTGGTAGACCCAAAGAAGCCAATAAATATGGTAAAGATAGTGGTGTACGAGGTAGAGACCCGTTAGGTGCACATGATAAAAAGAAAGGTGGTAGTAGTTCACCAAAATATGAAGGTTCTTTGGCATTATCACACTACCAATCATTAAAAAAATCAATGAAATTTGGTAAAACCGATAATAAAATTATAACAGAAGTATCAGAATTAGAACAAGAGTATGAAAATGAAATAAGTTCTTTAACAAATGGTAATTCAAATGAATAATTATTACTTAACTTTATATTTATTTAAGACTAAATATATATATACCATATGGAGTATTTAAAAATGGCTCAAAAACTAAAACATTCTAAAATAAAGAATACAGGTATTCTTTTTGAATTATTAACGAGACAAATCACTGCAGATGTATTGGCAGGTAAAAGTACAAAATCTGTTTCTATTGTTAAGAAGTATTTTAATGAAAAAACCGAATTAGGTAAAGAATTTGAATTATATAAAATTTTATCGGAAAAACATTACCAATCTGAAAATAGAGCCAACCATTTACTTGATGCAGTTATAAAGTCACGTAAAAAACTAAGTAACTCTACATTAAGAAGAGAAAAATTTAATTTAATTAAAGAAATTAAAGAAAATTACAATGTAACTGATTTTTTCAATGGTCGTATTCCAAATTATAGAGTTATGGCTTCCATATATAATGTATTTCAAGTGGAAACAAGTGATTTAGAGTTTAAACCCGATGAAATAGTTAATTCTAAGTTTACAGTACTAGAACACATAACAAGTAAAAAGGTTACAGATAAACAAGTACAGGATAGAGTGTTAAATGAGTATAGTAAATCAGATAAAGATTTAAGATTACTTGCATATCAGATATTAGTTGATAAATTTAATGATAAATATAAAAATTTAAATGAATCACAGCGTAATTTGTTAAAAAACTATATAAACAATGTAAGTAATACTAATTCCCTAAGAGATTTTATTGATACTGAAGTCGTTGACATAAAAAATCAATTGAATAAACATTTACCAAATGTAAAGGATACAATAACAAAAATTAAATTAACAGAAGCTGTAAATCAAGTAGAAAATTTAACTAGAGGGAAGGTTGTTAATGAAAAACAAGTTTTAACTTTAATGAGATATTATGAATTGATTAAGGAGATTAAAAATGTCCACAAAAGTTAGTGAATTTAAAAATTATATCAGAGGATTGATCCAACAGGAGTTAAAAGAGTTAGAAGAAGCTTCTGTAACTGGTGCTCTTGATGGTGGTGAAGGCCCACCTAGAACACCATATGCTTTTAGTGGTGGTCGTAAGAAAGATAAAGATAAAAAGAAAAAGATTACTCAAGCGGCTGGATACACGAAAGTTCATGAATCTGTAAATGAAAGCATCTCTGCATTTGATGTAGATTTCTACAAAGATACTAGCAATAGACAAACATCACATAAAGAAATAGTTAGAGGTGATAAATTTTCCGATGTAATTTCTAAAACAACAAAAGTTGCTAAATCAAAAAAAATGAATTATGTTGAACTTTATTATAAAGGTGCATTTATTGGTTCAATTGATAAGAGAAACAGCTTTAAATTCAAAAAAGGTAGAAATCATCAAAAATCCCCATTATCAGTAAACGAAGGTCAAAAAAAACAAGCTAGTGTGATACTAAGAAAATTTGATATGGCTTATATAAAATTCTCACAAGAAGTCAGAGATGTAATGAAACTAATGGATAAGTCAACTGGTAGTAAAGTAGATGGAAAGATTATAGAAAAGGCATATGGAAAACATCTTATTCCATTTGATGACCTAATGCAATCGTGGGCTAAAGGACAACAAGAGAATCCAGGTTTATCTGAATCTGTAAATGAACAATCAAAAGTTATTAAATCCATTGATAATTTAGCTAAAAAGAATAAGTATGGTACGGTTACTGGTACTCAAATGAATGGTAAAACAGCTAATATGATTATGAAGATTTACAACCATCCAAAGATGAAAAGGCGTCAAAAAGATTTAGATAATCTCACATCCGATGAACTTACAAATCTTACAATAGATAGGGATGTGATAAGAATTTTAGGTTTAAACGAAGGTAAATATCACGATTATAGAAATGATGAGTCAATGACTCCAAAACAAAAAATTGGTAGTTCAATGAGAGAAGTTCGTAATTCATTAAATGAATTAAGTAAACTCATTGATATGAATGTTAAATTAAAAAATGAATTAAATGTTAATTCACAGTCATATTGGAAAAATACACATAAAGCTTTAAATAAAATAGGTGAGAGGTTAGTAAAACTTGCAAATAAAGTAGGTCAGTTACAATAACTGGAGCCCAAATGCCGTTTGAAGATAAAAAGAAGTCCTATATGGACACTCTTTTTAGTATTTCTACATTGTTAAAACGATGGCAGGTAGAGATACAGAAAAAAGAGGTGGATAAGAATTATATGATAAGGAGACTTGGACAGTGGATAGAACAATTGGAAAGTCTTAAAACAGAAATAATGATGGAGAAGGACTAAATGAAACAACTAATAGTAGATTATTTACCATTTGAAATAAAACCAGAGCAGATTAATGAATCTATGGACGGTAATGACGGAAAGTTAATTGTACAGGGTGTTTTACAGAGAGCTGAAGCCAAAAACCAAAATGGTAGGATATACCCAAGAGAAGTTCTTATCCGTGAAGCAAAAAAATATACAAAAGAATTTATTAAACAAAGAAGAGCTATGGGTGAATTAGACCATCCTGAATCTTCTGTTGTCAATTTAGCAAATGTATCTCATAATATAAGAGAAATGCATTGGGAAGGTGATAATTTACTAGGTGAGGTAGAAGTATTGAGTACACCAAGTGGTAACATCTTAAAAGAGTTATTTAAAGGTGGTATTAAGTTAGGCATCTCTTCTCGTGGCATGGGTTCAGTAGAAACTGTACAAGAAAGTGGAGCTCAAGAAGTTCAAGGTGACTTTGAATTGATTGCATTTGATTTTGTATCCAATCCATCTACACATGGTGCTTTTATGTACCCTATGAACGAGAGTGTGGATAGTAAACCAGTAAGTGGTAGAACTTGTGGTGATTATTGTAAAGTTGAATCAATTGTCAATGATATTATGAGGGGAAGTTAAATGGCCAGAGAAAAATCAATGATGGAAAAGTGGAGAGATTGGAGATTAGATGAAAGTGTACCAGATTACTTCAGAGGATACTATAGTAATATAGAAAATAATCTAAAACGATTGGATAAAAATGTAAAACAATTTATTGTGGATTTGGGTAAAGATAATTTAAAGAATGAATCATTAGAACTTGCTAAACTATATAAGCAACACGTTATAGAGTTTAAAATTAAGTTTGAAGAATTTAAACGGAAAACAAAATGATTAAATTAAAAGATATGTTAAAAGAAGGATATGTTTGGGATAGAAAATTTGGAGAACCACTTCCTAAATTAAAATTACCAATTGAATCTGTAAATGAAGAAGTTGATGAAACTGCTCTTCCAATGGTTCAAGTTTTAAACACATTGAGTGCTGATATTAGACGAGCTGATTATAACAAGGAATTAGAGTGGGGTGCTAAAAATCCTAAGAAAGTAAAAGAGATAATCAAAGCTGTAAATATGATATCTAAAATTGTAAGGAAACTAAAATGATTAAATTAAAAGATATGTTAAAAGAAGGACTTGCCTGGGATAGGAAATTCGGTGAACCATTACCTACATTAGAAGATGTAGCTACTAAACATCAAATATCAGAAGATGATTGTGGATGTAATGGTCATAACACCTGTGGATGTGAAATAACAGAATCTGCAAGTGATATACCGTTGGGAAAAAAACAATTGCAGAAGATAATGAACAGTGAAGGTAGACTTCGTGAAAATATGTATAAATTATCAGATAGATTGGACTCCGATTCAGTAAATCAAACGCTATCAAAAAAATTAAAAGATTCTTATAAGAAAAATGTAACAAATTTTATGAGAGATGCTGTCAAAATTGTAAAGGATATGAAGTAAGTGCCATCTAAATCCAAACAACAACAAAAGTTTATGGGTTTAGTTCACGCTTATAAAAAAGGTGAAGTACCCGCAAGTAAGGTAAGTCAAGCTGTAAAAGATGCAGCTAAGTCTATGAAGAAAAGTAGTGTAAAAAAATATGCTAAAACAAAACATGATGACTTACCATTAAAAAAAGAAGAAAGGGACTATAAGGATGAGTATAAGAAGTTCCAATCTTCTACAAAGTCTAAAAAATATAGAGCAGAATTAAATAAGTATAATCGTAAGAAGGGTACTTATGGGAATGGTGATGGTAAAGATGCTTCTCATAAGGGAGGAAAGATTGTGGGATTTGAAA